TAACTTTGCTTTTTAATGCGTCCTTTAAATTTAACCACGAGCTGTTGGAATTAATATCTTTCCAATACACTTTTACAAAAGGTGCATTCAATACTTGTTTAGTTATTTCTGGTAGTTTCATAATTAGTGTAACGTGTGTAGCTTAACTTGTATGTACATAGCCGCTTCCTCTCCTTGCATTGCCATGTTGGTCAAAGCATCTTCAACCATTATTGCTGAAGTTTCTTTTCCAACGTCTAGTGTGATTACCTTTCTATATTTTTTAGCTTTTGCGATAGCATCTAAAATAATAAATGACCAAGACATTGCTTTGTCTCTAGTCATTCTTGGTGGTTTTTTAATAGTCATCTAAAACATCAGGAGATGTTTCTGAAAGACAACCAGTTGTTAAATCATAAAGTAACGTACCTGCGTTGCCTGTCTCTCCTGAAAATCTGTTTTTAAGAATTGTAACTTTTGCTAATTTCTTTTCTGACTTAATGTCCCTAGATAGTCCAAGAATTAAATCTGATAGCTGACCTATACTAGCACTACCTCTCAAACTATTCATAGTAACTTCTTTTCCATCTTCAAAACCTTTGTCTCCTTCTGACCTACGAAGATGTGAAACTAATATTAAACCAATACCTGTTTCTTCTACTAATGTTCTTAATTTACTTACAAAGTAATCAATAAGTTTTCTTTCATCATTTGTATGTTCATCACCCAATGCAGATAAAGCCATGTGTAAATGGTCTAATACTACAAAGTCTACTTCACATGATTTTGCTAGGTATCTTATTTTACTTAATAAGTTGTCAGCGATTGTACTACCAAAGTGATTGTATAAATAAAAATTCCCATTACCAATAGTAGATTTAAAAGTTTCCTGTAATTGTTGTTCACTTATTCCTTCTCTAGTTAAATGCAAAGGTTTCTTTAGGTGGACACCCATAATACCTAATGCACTACGTTTAATACTTTCTTCTAATGCAATATAGCCAACACCAAAACCTTGTTTTAATAAATCTAATGCAACATGACGACAGAAAGATGATTTACCAACTCCTGTACCTGCGGTTATAGTTGTAAGCTCACCTTTTCGTAGTCCATGTGTTTTAATGTTAACAGTTTTAAATGGATATTGTGCTGTAACATAATTATCTTCTTTCATTATGTCGTCAAAAATTTCTGTACCAAGTACAATTCCATCTGGTCTATATGGTTTTGCATTCCACATAGCTTGTTTTAATTCTTCTGTTCTCCCTGCAACTAGCATTTCGTTAGGGTCTTTTAAAGGGAGAGACGCAATCTTGGCTTTATTCGGAGTAAGAAGTTTAGCACATTCTATTGCCGCTTGTTGCCCTTGTATGTCTTGGTCATACATAAAGATTACGTTCTCATACCCTTCCAAGAAATCTAATGATTTTTGAATATCTTTTTTTGCACCTGCCGCACCAGATTTAATTGAGACTACGTCCCATCTGTTGTCGTTAATCTGCGACATGGTTAAGGCATCTATTTCGCCTTCACAAACTGTTATGTATTTTCCTTTTCCTTTACAAATTTCTTGTCCAAATAATCCTGATTGTTTTGCTTCTCCAATCCATTGAAAATCTTTTGAAGGGTATCGTAATTTCTGTGCTACTAACTCTTTGCTATCATTATAATAATTAGCAATATGACATGGTCTTCCAAACCATGCACCAATTTGGTAGTTATATTTTTGTACTGTATCTAAATTAATTTTTCTTTTGTTAAGTGGAAGTACATCTCCTTTAATAAATCCACTTTCTTTTTTTGTGATAGTTTCTAGTTCCATATTTGTTGATTGTCCTTTGGTGTATGTATTGCAAGAAAAGCAATACGAATGATTAGTATAAACTGCATTTGCATCTGAAGAGCCGCAGTTTTCACATGGGCTGTGATATAAAAAGTCTTCTTCTGTTTTGTGCATAAATTTTTTGGGTAAAATATTTGGGAATTTTGTGGGCTAGGTTCAGTCTCCCTCTACTAGCCCTGTGGGGTCAGTTTCATTGTAAGCCACCCCCAAAAATACGAAACGCACCTAGCTATTTCTAACTAGATGCGTCTCAATCAACAATCTCTTGTACATCAAAAGATATACTAGAGTTGGAGTTAGTTGTATTTCTACAACCCACCACCTCAACATTGTACTTCTTTTTCAATCTTTTTACAAGTTCTCGTAATGAGCTGTATTGTTTGAATGAGAAGTTAGTGTCAAGTTCTTGTCCATGTTTGCATAAGCCACCAACAAGAGCTATTGCTATGGAATTTTGGTTAGTAATCAAAGGTTGATTGATTGGAAGTATAGCACCAGACATTTCTTCATCTCTGCCTTTTTCAACAGTGCCATCTCTTTTAATAATATAATGAAAAGCATTATGAAAGAAACCTTCTTTTCTATGCTTTAAAGTTATATCCTTTGCACTTAAATTTTCATTAGGTTTTGTTCTAGTAGAATGCACAACAATAAAATCTGTTCTTGCTCTATTATTGTTCATTTAACCACTCCAATGGTATGTGTTTGTCTGCATACTTAAATCCATATTTTTCACACCACATTGCATAAGTAGTTTTAGATTTTTTAGAAATCCTACTTCTTGAATTACTAAATATAATTCTAATGTCTTTATCTGGGTGTTGTTCTTTAATAAGTCTCATCTTCTGTCTGTCCGCAGAAGTAAATAATCCTTTTGTTTCTATATAAAAATCGTGAGCTTCTAGGTAAAAGTCTGGCGTATAAGTGTGAGCTTTCTGTGGTTTAACATACGTTAATTTAACCTTCTCGTACTTATACTTTACTTTATTTGCGTCTAACTCTTCCGAGATAGATATTTCTAAACCAGACCTAAACCCATATTTAAGACCTATTTGATTAGAAGTCAGCGTTTTGCGATTGTTCCACTTCATTTTCAAATGTCTTATCTTCAGGTGCTACATAACCATCTTTGACTTCTGAAAAACCATGTGCGGAAGAATTTGCACCTGACCCTTCAACTAATTTAGTTATTTGTACTGCCTTTAGTCTTAATGAAACACCTGCTCCTGCCATAGCTGTGTAGTATGGTATCATGTCAGCAGATACTTTCATTTCACTTCCTGACCATACCTGATTGGTCATTGGTGTACCTTTGCTATCAAAGATTGGAACTTTGTTGTCAATGACATCTCCATTCTTCATAATAATCTTTGCTTTAGCTTTGAATTTGAAGATTATGTTTCCAGTTGGTTTCCCATCTGCATATTCTTCTTCAAAAGGTGTGTTTGCTGTTTTAATGTTTTTGCCTTTAGATTTCTCTTTAGCCATTTCAACAGCTTTTTTGTTTTCATCATTGATACTTTTAATGAGAGGTTTTGCACTATTACCATCAAGAATTAAATTGACTTTGTAGTGTCCATTGTCATCAAATTTAGTATCAGGTTTATTCAACCATGCAAACTGTGATACACCTACAGGTGTAACGAGTTTAGTATATGTTTGTTTGTTCATTGTTCTCCTTTGTTTATCTCTGTGTTTTCTCCATTATGTTGATTGTCTAATAGGGAAACTTTACTCGGACATATATTCCCCACTAATTGCATCTTTTTCTTACCTATTGTGATTTCGTGTTTATTAAGTCCATCATGGTAGGTTGTTGGCAATTCAACCTCACAATCAGGAACTTTGACATCAAGAAGCCACAACTTGCTATCTACCTTGAAGGTGTCTTCAAAAGGTAGAAGTAGCAAAGTCATTATTACATATTCCTTCATGGGTTAGGCAAAGAAAAACTTGGACTGATGTAGCAAAGCTAAATCCAAGTCGCCATTTTCAGGAACTTCAGGAAACTTTTTAACAGCTTCCTTGTCTTCCACTAAAAGCGAAGCATCTTTTTTTAATTTGCCAAATAAATCTTCATTAAAGATTTCTACAAATGCTTCTCTTATGCTTTCATTAAGTTTATCAACATCACATGCGTGGGTAGCAAAACTGTCATGGACATTACAAAAATTATCAATACCTTTTTCTTTTGCAATGTTAACAGTTCTAATCATACATGCACTATCTAGGCTGTGAACATAGTTAGCCGCCGCCGCATTACGAGTACGAAGTTTGTCAGTATTTTCTCCTTCCTCTCGTATTGTTGGCTGTATGACTTCTCCCATTAAATGTGATTTTACTTTTTTACTTTTCATTTCAGGATAGTATTGAAACACTGGAAATCCAACAGGTGTAGTCCAATGTATTGGTTGACCTGTTTTAGCAATAACTTTCGCTATGCCTTGTAAGAAATCCATTCCTTGTCTAGCTGATTTTAAGTTTTCACCTATACTCGCCCAAATAATTTTAGACAAATAAGTAGCAGGTTTAAACATGTCATCAAAAGGGTGCATCTCACCTTTATCTTTACGTTTAGTTAAATCTTCTACTACGAAATCAGTACAAGAATATCTAGTAGACCCATAACAAATTGTCATAATAGGTCTTTTACAAGTAGAACGCTTGACACCATAAGCTAACCATTTTTTCGCCAAGTCATCACCTTCTTCAGCTTTAACTTTTAAAGTTTTAATAACTTCATCAGCAACTAATTGATATATGTCTTGTGGTATTTCACTAGGAATACAGTTAACTAATTTACCTGCAACTTTATCTCTTAATAAAAGAGAATAAATTTGAAGCCCATTACAAGAGCCATCTACGTTTACAGGTATATGAGAAACAAAACCATCTCCTGTTTCATGGTATCTTTTCCATTCATCAC